GCGTCCTGTTTGGAATTGAACGTCGGATCGACGGGGTTGTACTGCGTTGCCATGATGATTGTGCCGACCTGTCCGTTCGAAGCAACAAAGTCCGTGATGCTTGAACGGAACGTGAAGATGCACTGTTTGAGCGTGTACTCTTCGTAGTTTGCAGCAATTTGGCTGAGCCACGGGAATGTACGTTCCAGACCGGGGTTGATTGCATACGGGGTGTTCTGGAACGTCCCGGCAGCTTCCGGTGCGTACACGTCCGAGATGTATTCTCGGTGTGAGATCGTCACCGTGCTGCCTGCGTCTGCAGGTGTAAACGTCGGGATGCCAGTCCCCTCGCCACCGTTCACGATGTCGTTCGAGACTTCGTATTCCCCGACGCCCGTCGCACTCATCAGATGGCCGGCTGCTTGTCCCAATGCCCCCGCACCACCGCCTCGCAGCCAGCCACCCGCTTGCGACCGCAGCCCGGCTGAGGCGTTCCACGCCTTCCCGGCAAGGTCGCTCCAGTACCCTCCACGCCCAGTGTAGAGGCCCCGCCCACCAAAGCGGCGGGAACCCCGCATGCCTTGGCGGTATCGCCGAAGGCGGCGCTTGTAGCGGCCCATGCCGACCATTCCGTCTTCGCGGCGAGCCGCTAGCTGGTCTGTGGTCGCTCGAGCCTTCGAGAGCCCGTATCGTTGTAAGGTAGCGCTGGTCCGCGGTGTCCGCATTCGTACCAGTTTTGTTACGAAGCCTCCCGACCGCGGTTCCCAGGCTATACCACCGTCTGCCATTGCCATTTTGAATTGTGAATGAGGGTCGTTAGAACTCAGAACTGCAGCCGGGATGGAAGTGGCAAGGATCGGGACTTCTGTCCCATCCCAGTCCGGGTGTCCCGGCTACTATTATTGCCACTTCCATCCCACCCACTCAAGTGGGTCGGTTGGGTTTGGTTGTCGGTTCTGACCGACCCTAAACCCTAAACCCTAACCGATTCGCATGGCTCAGCGATTTAACGCGGAGCGTGTCGCTGGTGGCATGTTGCAGGGCCGCCTGCGTGTGTCGAAGGAAGACCAGCGCTTTGAGTTCATGCGCGAGCAGACGAAGAAGCGGTCAATGCGCGGTTCGTGGTCGCGCCGGAACATCGCGCCGCGCGATCCCGAACGCCACGCAAGGAATCTGGAGAAGTACAGGAATGACTTCTACAATGAAATGGCGCGCTGGGATGCTGAATTCGACGCCCGAGCCGGGGTGCGCGTCCGACCCGTCGACCTGCGCGCCCGGTACGAGCAAGAGCAGGCGGCTCGTGCTGTCGGTGCCCGCAAGCGTCCTCGCGTGATGACCGAAGAAGAGGAGCTTGCGCATCGTTATGGAGGGGGCCTCCCTGAGGACGTTCTGGAGGATATGTAGAACAATTAGAACCCCTCCATGCACGTTTCACACACCGTGCTCGCGTCGCACTCGCACGACGCTTGGCGCTTGCGCTTGAGCGGCGGGGGCGCCCAAGGCGCCCCCGCCGCGGAGGGTGTCTCCCCTCCCGCTCCCGCCCCTGCGTCCTCTGACCCCAGGGCGAGCGGTGACACGGGGGCGCCGGCTGCCCCCCGCCGCGGAGCGTGCCACCGTGAACTCTTGGAACGGGAACGGCTTCTCCTCCCATCCCTTCACGACTTTGAAGGGGTATTGTTTGACGATGTCGCCCGCCCCGTTGCGTTTTGGCCCACGCAAGTGCCAGAACACGGGGCGGTCGTGAGACAGCATCTCCATGAGACCAGGCGGCAGCCGGTTGCAGCAGACGATGACGTGCGGCGGCTTGAACTGCCGGGAGACCGGCACGTACTTGCCGCTCATCAAGACTCCGTTCTTGATCTGCTCCAGCAAGTTCATGACGGACCCCCAGGCGGCGTCCGGCGTGGACCGCGCGAAGTCGACACAAACCACCTCGGGTTTGTCGCACTGAGCGACGAGGTAGCACATGTCCTTCATGTCCCCGTTGAGAAACAGCGCACCTTTGTCGTGCTGCAAGTTGATCATTTTGAGCAGCATGCTCTTTCCCGAGCCCCCGGCTGGGTCGAGCAGGATGTGGATTGTGCGGTTGTCTGGCTCGGACTTGAGGAAGTCGAGCACCGCCCGCTGATGTGGCCACGCGGCGATGGAGGTGACGTCGTGTTTGTACTGCGGCATCGCCATCGCAAGCCACTCCTGGATTCCGCGACTCATGCGGATATAATCCGCTGGAAAGTGTTTGGCGCAGCCGACGAGGATGTCGTGGCGCTCCGCGCCCGACGCCACCTCGTCCTGCAGCCATTGGTAGACTTTGTCGACGTCCGTGCGCTTCCCCTGGTTGTTGATCAGCGCACCGACAGAGATCGTGTGCGGGATCGACGTGAAGAACTCGTCGGGCGCACGCGTGTCGACCTTCTCGACGTAGCGGAGCATTGCTTTCGGGTTCTCCGCTCCACCCGTTGCCCACGACACTCCTGGCGTGATGGCGATGAGGCGCTGCAGGCGCCACGGGTTGGGCGTTTTGATGACGACTTGAAAGTGAGGCATCCCAGTCGACGGCGCGACCTCCATCTGCGCCCGCACGATGAGGCCCTTACCGTCGATGGCCTCCGCGAACTCTGTGTAGCGCTTGAAACCCTCAACCTCATCCTTGCTGAGGTTGAGCGTTCCCAGCCACCACGCACGCTGCGGCAACTTCTGTATGGACCAACGGATACATGAAATTCCCAAGTTGACAGTTGGGGGTTAGTGACAGTTGGCATGTTGAAGTATCCGTTGGCGTGTGGCGTGTGGCGTGTGAACACGCCAAACGCACCTTCTTCGTCATGGCGGACGCCATGATCGACTTCGTCGCGTCCTCGCCGTCGGAGGCTGAACTGTCGTCGTCCTCGACGCGAGGCGCGCTGTCGCGTCGCGCGACGGGGGACTCCTCCTCGCTGCAATCACCGAACCCGCCGTCTTGCTTGGCGTGTGAATCCGCGATCAGCTTCGACATCGTGTCACGACTGCGTAAGCGGGAGCGGGACGGTCGGTGGGTGATTGTGAAGGTATACGAGGGCCCCGGAGCGCGTTTTCACGTGAGTTCCACGTGTACCTACTGGACTTACGTAAATAAGGACGGGACGAATGTTATGCATTCTCACGTCCCGAAAAAAGTTTGTTGAAATCCAAGTTCACTTTTTTATTTTTTACGGCCGGATGAAACCACGTGGGAACCGTACCTCTAAGCCTACCCCTATGGAAATCAAGGGGTGGGGGGGCCCCTTTAGGGGGGGCGGGTCTCCCGCCATTACGTCGGTGGGAACTGTTCCAGCTGGCCCGTCTCGATATTCTCAAGCATTATGTTGCCCGTCGGCGTGTAGTTGAACGCCGTGTTGTACGTCTCGATATCCAACTGGAAGCCCTGCACGGGGCTGGCGGCTGGGATGCCTTCCAGGAAACACCGAAAGAAGATGATGTTGTCCGCCGTCGACCCGGCGGTAGTCGGTGTCTGGATCTGAAAGTGTGCCTCAGACACACCCTTTCGTTCCTCCTTCGGCAGACCAGTGTCGTTTCGACAGCAGCTCTCGTACTTCCACGTCCAAGCCGAGGCGGCTTGTGGCGTTGCTCCTTGAGAAGGGGAGTACATGTCGTTGATTTGCACGATCCCAAGCGCCGAGAGGGGGTCCGGGTCGATGCGCATGAACGACCTCTGTCCATTACCGATCTGCCCTGCCAGCCACGTTACGCGTACGCGTACGTATCCGCTGAACGTTGCCGGGAAGGTGTACCCCAGGATTCCCAGATCCTGCACGAACAGGACACCGCCGATGCGATTCTGTTGACCCACGACGATATCGCCCTGGGTGAACAGTGTGTGTAGCGGTACTCCTTCTTGCGACGGCGGCGGCCCGACTGTTGTGTTCGTGTTCTGTGCCACGAACGCGTCACGGATGATGTTGAGCCCACGCGAGACGAAGAACTTGGGTTTGCGCAACTCCACTGTGTATGACACCCACAGCTCACCGAGAGCCTGGTTCGCGAAGACTGCTGGCGTGTTTGAGATGCACACATTGAGGTTGCCCCAGTCGTACTGTTTCAGGTCGGTGTTCGGCTGCACCGGACCGGAACGCATGTATTTTCCGGGTGAACCACTGAGCTGCGCCGGATCGCACTCGACACCGTGCAGCATGTTGGCCGACACTTTACCACTCATGGCCGCGTCGTATTCCATCGCGTCCTGTTTGGAATTGAACGTCGGATCGACGGGGTTGTACTGCGTTGCCATGATGATTGTGCCGACCTGTCCGTTCGAAGCAACAAAGTCCGTGATGCTTGAACGGAACGTGAAGATGC